CATCGTGGACCTGGTCAAGCGTGAGGCTGAGGAGTTTGTATCCCAGGGCGAGCAGATCCATCCTGAGACGTTCCGCGCCCGGATGGAGGAGGTACATGAGACCACCCTGCATCGGATCCGTGAGGAAGCCGCTGACGCAGCTCGACGGATGGGGGACAAGATCTCCGACCAGCTGGACGAGGGCAAGTTCCACGAAGCGCTGAAGAAGTTCATCACCGACTTCGTCACCTTCCCGTCCGCCATCATCAAGGGCCCCACAGTTAAGCGCCGCAAGAAGATGGCCTGGGGCAACGATTATCAACCCGTAGTGGTTACCGAGTTCGTTCGGGAGATCGAGCGCGTTTCCCCCTATGACATCTACCCCGCCCCGTCTTCGACCGGGGTGAACGACGCCTACCTGTTCCATCGTCACCGCCTGAACCGGGCGTCCATGGAATCCATGATGGGTCTGCCTGGCTCGAACAACGACGCCATCCAGACGGTCATCGATCGCTATGGCGAGCAGGGCTACATGAACTGGGAGTCCGGCGACTCCGAGCGTCGGTCCCTCGAGGGCAAACCTTTTCGTTTACCGATAAACGAGCAGGCCATGGAAACCCTGGAGTTCTGGGGTTCGATCAGTGGCGCCTGGCTGCTCGAGTGGGGGATGGAAGACAAGTCCATCGTTGAGGACAAAGAGTACGAAGTCAACATGTGGATGACCGGCAACATCGTGTGGCGCGTCATCCTGAACCCAGATCCCCTGGGTCATCGCCCGTACAACATCGCCTCCTGGGAGGAAGTGCCTGATTCGTTCTGGGGCGTCGCCATGCCTGAAGTCATGCGTGATACCCAGATCATGTGTAACGCCGCGGCCCGCTCGCTGGCCAACAACATGGGCGTTGCATCAGGTCCCCAGGTGGAGGTCACAGTCGACCGTCTCCCGGACGGGGAGGACATTACCGATGTCTACCCCTGGAAGATCTGGCAGGTCACCACCGACCGGACCGGGGGCGGTCAACCTGCAGTTCGGTTCTTCCAGCCCAGCATGAACGCAGACGTGCTGATGAATGTATTCCAGCAATTTGCACGGCAGGCGGATGAAGTGACTGGCATTCCGAACTATGTGTATGGCTCTAGCGCAGTAAGCGGCGCAGGTCGTACAGCATCAGGTTTGTCTATGCTTATGGACAATGCATCCAAAGGCATTAAAAATGCAGTAGCAAACATTGATAAAATAGTAAGTGGTATAGTGCAGAGACTATATCTGCACAATATGATGTACGACGATGATGTGTACATCAAAGGTGATTTCAGAGTTGTAGCGAAGGGCGCGATCGGCCTCATCCACAAAGAGGCTCTCCAGATGCGCCGCAACGAGTTCCTCGTCGCTACAGCCAATCCGATTGATTCCCAGATTGTCGGTCCTGAGGGCCGTGCCTATCTACTCCGCGAGCTCGCTCGAGGACTACAGATGGACACGGAGAAGATCGTTCCCAACCAGGATTCGATGCGGCAGCAAACCCTGCAACAGCAAGCCCAAGCCCTGGCTCAGCAGATGATCCAGGAGATGTTGGCTCAGCAACAGCAGGCTGCTCCACAGGCTATGGCACCAGACGGGGGCCCGGCCGGAGGTCAAGCGGCAAACGTAATGCAGCCCATTGCCATGGCGGACGGCGGTATGGCCGACACCAGGGTGAACCAGGTATTGAGAAACCTCGCGTCCCAAGGCGCTATCTAGGAGAACGGTTATGTACGGCAAGAAAATGGCAAACGGTGGTATGGCCACCAAGGCAGCTAAGGCCGAAGTCAAGAAGCACGAACAGCGCATGCACAAGGGCAAGAAGCCCATGATGATGGCTGACGGTGGCAAGGTCGGCGGCTGTATGCCCGGCACTACCGGCACTGGCCGTCGTGTCGCTATGGACGGGAAGAAGTAATCATGGGACACGCACCAGATTGGATGCGCCAGAGCATGAAGAAGGGCGCTACCGCCCCGGTGCGCAAGTACGCTGACGGATCGATGGGCGGTGTTAGCCCCTTCCAGGGTGACGACGAGGATCCGTTCTCGGCCGTCCGTGACCCGATCGATGGCAGCACGGAGTACCGTGGCCCGACCGAGGCCGACCTGGACAAGGCTGAGACGCAGTTCGCTGAGCCCGCTAAGTTCGGTGATGCCTTCCGTGAAGCCCGCAAGGCTGGCGTCAAGGAGTTCACCTGGCAGGGCAAGCGCTACAACACGCAGCTCAAGGAAGAGGCTCCCAAAGCCACTGCCAAGATCCCTGTGGCCAAGTCTGCCAACCTGTCTGACGACCCGGATCGCATGAAGGCTCTTGGCGACAAAGCCAAGCGCATGGCCGCTTCGATGAAAGCCAAGAAGTAATTGATCAACAAACCAGATAAAAATGTCCTGTCGGCCCTGTCTCAACTACAGAGCGACAAAGACTTTCAGATCGTACTGAAGCATCTCAACGACTCGCTAGAAACCCTGAAAAGCGATAGCGCCTACTCCAAGGAGGAATACATCCTCCGCTGGAATCAGGGCGCCATCCAGGCTCTGGGCGAGTTCGTGAGCCTGGCAGAGAACTGCCGGGAGCTGCTTTACAAAGTTCGCTGAGGGGTAACCCTCAACCCCCGCTACCTGGGGTCTTAGGTAGCAAACAATCAAGACCTGACCCTGATCCCGCACCATCCTCGAGGACTGCGGCGATTAACTCTGGCTGATGGAGAAAGTATGGCAATCCCCAAGAAAGTACAAGAAGCGGCCGACAAGGCCGAGGCTATCTACCAGCAGCTGTATTCACAGCAGCCTGAGGAAGATAAGACCAGCGTTGAACCCACCCAAGAGCCTGTCTCGGCTCCTGCGGAACCTGAAGAGCAACAACCTGAGCAGCAACCGGAGGCAACTCCTGAGGCGGCTCCAGTTGAACCTCCCAAGGAAGACCCGTGGGAACACAAGTACAAGGTGATCGAGGGCAAGTACAAGGCGGAAGTACCTCGCCTTGCGGCACAGATCCGAGAGCTGACCCAAAAGGTTCAAGCCTTATCTGCCGAGAACGATGAGCTAAAGAGCCGGCCGTCTACCCCAGCCGAATCACTCATCAAGCCTGAGGACCGAGAGAAGTACGGCGACGATCTTCTCGATGTCATCCAGCGCGCAGCCAAAGAAGCAACCACCGCAAAAGACGCGGAGATCGAGGCCCTTAATCGACGCTTGGAAGAGTTGTCATCGACAACCGCCAAGCAGACAGAAGTGGGCTTCTTCGACCGTCTTGGGCAGCTGGTTCCCGACTGGGTTGCGATCAACGATGACAAGTCGTTCCTTGCTTGGCTTGATGAATATGACGAGTTGACCGGTAAACGTCGACAGGACTTGCTCACCGAGGCAGAAGGTTCCAGAGATGCGGATCGTGTAGCGCGCTTCTTCACGATGTGGAAGGCCAACCAAGAACAAACCAAAGCCACTAGCCAACAGGCGCTTGCTGCCCAGGTGACCCCTGATAGCAACAAGGTCGTGAAGCCCCCCGTGGGCAAGCGATATTTCTCCCGAGCAGAGGTTGCGGACTTTTATGCCCGTGCCCGCAGAGGAGAGATCAGTCCTGAGCAGATGGTGGCCTTGGAAGCCGAGATCCACGCCGCCTCTATTGAGGGTCGTATTCGTTAGCCTGCAGATATAAGCAGTGCTGACAGACGATCAGCAAAGGGCGGCAACACCATTTGAAAGGAATTAAAATGGCCGTTACCGCCAAAACCAGCCCGACCGCGCTTCTGCCGGCCGGCACGAACTACCCCCAGTACTCTGCCTCGACCAACGGTGCGAAGTTCATCCCCGAGATTTGGTCCGGCAAGCTCCAGGTCAAGTTCTACAAGAGCACCGTACTGGGTGAAATCACCAACAACGATTGGGAAGGTGAGATCAAAGGACAAGGCGACAAAGTCTATATCCGGTCGATCCCCACCATCACCATCCGTGACTACCAGAAGGGCTTGAACCTCACGAACGAAGTTCCTGAGAGCACCCCGATTGATCTGACGATCGATAAGGGCAAGTACTTCTCCGTGGTTGTGGACGATGTGGATGAGGTCCAAGCAGACGTTCGTCTGATGGACATCTTCACCAATGATGCCGCTGAGCAGATGAAGATCACCATTGACGCTGACGTTCTCGCCAACGTCTTCGGCTCGATCGCTGCTGAGAACAAAGGCACCACCGCTGGTGTTTCGTCCGTCTCGCTGAACCTGGGCGTTGCCGGAACCCCTGTTGTCCCCACCACCTCTACCGTTCTGAACCTGATCCTCGACATGGGCCAGGCTCTGGACGAGCAGAACGTTCCCGAAGAGGGCCGTTGGATGGTCATCCCTCCCTGGATGGCCGCTATGGTCAAGGCTTCGGAACTGCGTCAGGCTTACCTGACCGGTGACGACCAGTCCACTCTGCGTAATGGCAAGATCGGTCAGATCGACCGCTTCACCATCTACGTGTCCAACAACCTGGACAAGAGCGGCGCTGGTGCTAGCGCTGAGTACGAGATCCTCGCTGGTACCCGTGATGCGATTTCCTTCGCTTCGCAGATCACCAACGTCGAGACCCTGCGTGCTCAGACGACCTTCGGCAACATCATCCGTGGCCTGAATGTGTATGGCTACAAGGTGACCAAGCCTGAGGCAATCGTTGGTGCAATCGTTGCCAAGGCAGCTGCTGGTGGGGCCTGATAACCCCTAACGAAGGGGGGAGGGAAACCTCCCCTCTTTTTCTACATGAAGATTGAATTCCGTCTGAGCCCGCTTGGTATTGCTGAAGCGGTTAGCGGTATG